ATAGGAGCAGAGACAGAACCACCGATCATTGGCGATCTACAGCCAGAGTCGGTTATTGAATCAACTTACTTTTTTTGTTAAAATGCCCAAGAACGTACACGTTACTGAAGAAATTAAATTAGAAGGCTTCCAAGCCATACTAGAACCGGGTAAGTTCGGTTACTCTTTATCAGCTGTTGTTGATGAAGGTGTAATAGACAAGCTCGAGACAGAGAGAACAGCACTGCTCGGATGGGCAGAGTCAAAGCTAAAGAATCCAAAGAGAGCCACCTTAAAACCTACACCATGGGAGGAGGTAGCAGATGGAAAATATAAAATTAAGTTCTCATGGGGAGAAGACAAAAGACCCGGTGTCGTTGACACAGAGGGCACACCCATCACTGATAAAAAGACACCACTATATGGTGGATCAACAGTTAAACTTGGTTTCTTTCAGAAGCCATACATCCTCAGAGATGGCGTTACCTACGGAAGTAGCCTTAAGCTGCTTGGCGTACAAGTTGTTGCTGTAGGCGAGGGTGCTGCTGTAGACACAGATAGCATGGACGATGAACAGGTTGCCGATATGTTCGGTAAGACTGATGGCTTCGTCGCCGTACAGACAGCAAGGAACCCTGAGACAGAAACAATAGATGAGCAAGAAGAAGAAGACTTTTAGGTCTAAGCTCGAAGAGAGTGTCGCAGATATTCTGGATAAGGTAGGTGCTCAGTATGAGTATGAGACTCACAAAGTTGCTTATACCATACAGCACCACTACAATCCTGATTTTGTCCTAGTCAATGGTGTAATGCTAGAGACTAAGGGCTACTGGGACTCAGAAGATAGACGTAAGATCAAGGCGGTCATGCGAGACAATCCCGATCTTGATTTACGCATGGTATTTCAAGCTCCTTTCAATAAGATCAGCAAGAAATCCAAAACAACTTATGCCCAATGGTGTGAGAAGCATGGCATCAAATGGGCATCAGCACACGCAATCCCCATAGATTGGTTAATATGAACGAAGAAAGCGAATTTGTGGCACACGAACCCTGTAATAACTGTGGTTCATCAGATGCTAACTCAGTTTACTCTGATGGTCACAAGTTTTGCTTTTCGTGCCACACGTACACCCCTGCGGAAGGGGACACAACTTACACCCAAATGACAAATGACAGAGTACAATTCCTCGGATCAGCTGAACAGCTGCAAAAAAGAAGAATTAGTGAATCAACAAATGCGTTCTATAGGATTTACCGATACGGAAATACCTTACGCTTCCCATATTATAATGACAATGGGCAAGTTGTTGGATTCAAAATTAGAAGCAAAAAGAAAGACTTTCATTACGAAGGTGGAAAAACAGATCAGCTCTTTGGACAGCATCTTTTCCCCACCTCCGGAAAGCGAATCGTAATTACAGAAGGAGAACTAGATGCTGCCAGTTGTTACGAAGTTATGTCAGGTTGGCCGATGGTCAGCTTACCTCATGGTGCGGCAAGTGCCAAGAAAGACTTGCAAAAAGCAATCCCATTCTTACAGGGATACCAAGAGATCGTCCTCTTCTTCGACAATGATGAAGCAGGGCGTCAGGCCACTGAACTTGCCTCGGGAATACTCCCCTCCGGCAGGGTTAAGGTTGCTAGACTTGACAGCTACAAAGATGCTTCAGACGCTCTCCAAGCTGGAGATGCTGATAGCATCAGGAAAGCCATCTGGGATGCAAAGCCATACCGCCCAGACGGAATCATAGATGGTAAGAATCTACTTAACGTAGTGACTGAACCAACTAAAGCATGTGACCATAAGTATCCATATGAGGGTATGAATGATATGTTACATGGTATCAGATATGGCGAACTTATAACGATCACTGCCGGTACAGGTAGTGGTAAGACTTCATTTGTGAGAGACCTAGCGTGTCACCTATGTAAACTAGGGGAGACTGTAGGTATACTTGAACTGGAGTCCAACACAAAACGTACAGCACTTGGCTTGATGTCAGCTGCTGTAGGTAAAGCACTCCACATCGGAGAACACGACGAAACAGAACTTACGGAGGCATTTGATGCTACGCTTGCTAATTGGAACGTCTTTCTTTTTGATGGCTTTGGTAGCTTTGACCCAGATGTTATTTACAACAGGATCGAGTACCTTGCCAGTGGATTGGAATGTCGTATTATATTCTTAGACCACCTTTCAATATTGCTATCAGGACTTGATGGTGATGAACGAAGAATGATAGATTCCACCATGACTAGGCTCAGAAGTCTTGTCGAACGTACAGGTATCACATTATTTTTAGTATCACATTTAAGGAGAAGCAACAGTGACAGTAATTCGCACGAGGAGGGAGGACGTGTATCCCTCGGACAACTACGAGGCTCTCATTCGATCTCTCAGATCAGCGATAGCGTCATCGCTCTGGAGAGAGACCAACAAAGTGAAGATTCAAACAACACTTCAACTTTGCGAGTTCTTAAAAACCGTTACTCAGGAGAGGTTGGAGTCGCTACACGATTGACCTATGACCTAGCGTCATGCAAATTTTTTGAAGCAGATGAAACTACGACAACACCAATTTTCGACGCAAGTGCAGACTTCTGACTTGCAGAAACCAAACCCACCCACCAGACAACAGAAAAGACGTGCCAAATTTAGAGACAAAACCTATTACCCTCCTGTTCGATCTCGAGACAACGCCTCTACAGGCAAAAAGAACTGAGATTCATTGTATAGTCATTCTTGATTATGAGACAGGTGAGACTACAAGATACAATGATATAGGAGGAGACGAACCCATAGTCAGAGCCGTTACGTATCTAATGGATGCTGACACCATTATTGGACATAACATCATAGGATTCGACATACCTGTGATTAAAAAAATATACCCTTTCTTTGAACCAAAGGGACGTATTATAGATACATTATTATTATCAAGGTTATACCATCCCAACATGCTAGACGTAGATCGTAAAGCAAAGCCGACTGGTATGCCACCTAAGCTATATGGTCGCCACTCTCTGGAATCCTATGGCTACAGATTAGGAGAATACAAAGGGAACTTTGGAGAGACTTCTGACTGGTTAGAATGGAGCAAGGAGATGGAAGACTATTGTGAACAAGATACAATCGTTACTCAGAAACTATGTCAACATTTCCACCCTTACCTGATTGGGTCCAACTAGAACATCAGGTCGCACAAATCTTACAAAAGCAAGAAGAACATGGATGGTATTTCAACGAACGAGACGCATACGAACTCGAATCAACTCTCAGAGGAGAATTGGAACAAGCTACAGAAGTATTACGCAGAAAATACGGGTTCGTTGCAGGAGCAGTGTTTACACCTAAGCGAAATAACCGGACACAAGGGTACGTACAAGGATGCCCATTTACAAAACTTAAACAACTTAACCCAACATCGAGAGACCACATAGCATGGATACTGAAGACCCACGAGAACTGGACACCAAATCAGCTAACAGCAACAGGAAAACCAGTAATAGACGAAACTGTATTAAAAGATATTGGGTCGGAGACAGCCCTGTTGTTTCTTCAATGTCTAGATATTACCAAGAAATTGGGGATGATCTCGGAAGGCGTGAACGCATGGCAAAAGCTTGTTACGACGTGTAACAGGATACACCACCATTGTTCAGTCGCCACCAACACATTTCGATGTGCACACAGAAAACCAAATTTAGCCCAAGTACCAAGTGACAAAAGATTTAGAAAATTATTTCAAGCTACACCTACTAAAGTTCTGGTCTCTGCCGATCTTAGTGGTATTGAGCTCAGGATGCTCGCCCACTACCTCGCCAGATACGATAAAGGACGTTATGCTCGAATCCTTACAACAGGAGATATTCACCAAACCAATGCCGATAGAATCGGAATTACCCGTCGACAAGTTAAGACTGTTACCTACGCCTTCCTTTACGGGGCAGGAAACATCAAACTAGGGAGGAGCTTTGATAAGTTACTCTCAGAAGACGCCGCTGCCAAGAAGGGAGCCGATATACGTAAAGCTTATGTTGATGCCATTCCGGGTCTTAAGGAGCTGCTACAGGCTTGTCAGAAGTGCTCATCGAGAGGCTATGCAAATGCCATCGACGGTAGGCGTATCAGCGTTGACAAAGGGCATAAGTTTCTCAATTACCTCCTACAGGGATCAGCAGCGACAATCGCCAAAAGATGGATGGTCACCATAAACGAGTGCCTACCACCTGATGGACACCAGCTATCCTTCATACATGACGAACTAAACTATGAATGTTACCCTCGTGATTGTGAAGAATTAGCTAGATGGCTAGAGCTTGCAGCCAAATTAGCAGGCGAACATTACCGCCTAAGATGCCCAATCGCAGCAGAAGCTAAGATTGGTAAGACTTGGGCAGACGTACATTAAAACCACCATGAGATTATTAATAGATGCAGACTTCATAGTATATAAATGCTGTGCAGCCTGTGAAACAGAGATAGATTATGGGGAAGACGTTATATTTGTTACATCAAACTTTTCAGACGCATACAACGCTGTAAAACGTGAAATACAACAGATACAAGATGTATTTGGCTCATTCAGTAAGCCTATACTCTTTTTTAGCGACTCTAAGAATTTTAGGAAAAAAATTTCCCCAGATTACAAAGGGCATCGAAATAGAAAAAAGCCCTGCGGTTACAAACGTGTCATACGGAACCTTAAAATTGAGTATGACGTTTGCATCATGCCGGAACTGGAAGCCGATGATGCTATGGGCATTTATGCCACCAAACTTACAGGGAATATCATTGTTTCTCCTGACAAAGACATGAGACAGATTCCCGGTAAGCTATACAATTTAGACGACACTACTACCATTACACCAGAAGAGGGTGCTAGATGGCATCTGATTCAAACACTGGCAGGCGATCAGACGGACGG